GCGACGGCTTCGGGCACGTCGGCCTCGGCCACCTCGGCGGACTCGGCGGCCTTGAGCACCGCGAGCTGCTTCGCCATGTCGGCGACCATCTGCTCGAGCGCGCCGATCATCTTGGTGTGCTTCGCCTCCATCTCGGCGTAGGCCGCGTCGGCGTCCTTCTTCGAGATCATCATCTCGTCGGCGTCGACCTTCGGGGCGTCGGCCTTCTTCATGTCTTCGGGCTGCGGCTCGTCGCCGTCACGCCGCTTCGTCGTCGCCATCGTGGCGTCTCCATCGGCCACGCGGGCCGCGTTTGCGAGCGCGGGTGATCCGCGGCCCGTCGGTGAATCTGTCGAGTCGAGCCGTGCGACGGGCGCGTCGAAGCGCGCGGCCACCTGCTGTGCGCCGTCGAGGCGCAGCGACACGTCGGTGCCCGCGCGCCCCCAGCCCTTCGGGCCGATGCCCAGGTGGTTGTAGACGCGGTTGCGCTGCACGCGCTGGTAGGGCGCGCCGTCGTGGACACCGGGCGTCTCGTCGAGCTCGCAGGTGTAGCCGCACGACACGTCGCCGCGCTCACCCGCCTGCACGAGCGCGATCTCCGCGGCGTCGGTGACGTACACCGTGCTCGCGAGGTAGTCGCCGTCGCGTCGCACGTCGTCGCCTACGTGGCCCACCTGCACGCCTTTGCGCGTGACGGGCGTCACCTGCTGCGCGGGGTGCAGATCGGCGACGGCCATGCCGCGCGCGGTCGCCATCGAGTCGGCGGCGAAGAGCGTTTCGGGCGGCACGAGCTCGCCCCACGTGTTGCCCTCGCCGTCCTGGTACGTGAGCACGCCGACGCGGGCGAGACGCGCCGGGACGCGCAGGGCGCCCGAGGGCGTCACCTCGACGGCGTCGAGCCGGTGCGTGTCGTAGCGGGTCGCGCGTGCCACGCACGGAGGGTGCGAGCGATGGGGCGCGGGGCGCTAGATCATGGTGGCACGGTCGCGCGGACGGGGGAGGGCTACCCGGTGATCACCAGCGCGTCGTCGCCATCATCGCCCGCGGCTGTCACGAAGCGGAACGGCCTCACGCGCTCACCCTCGAACTCCACCTCGAAGTCCGCGATGCGGTCAGCGGGCACCTTCGAGAGCCGAACGGGCTTGTCGTCGAGGAATCCTTCGGGGTCGTCGGCTACGTCGGTCATTCGATCTCCTCGAGGTCGAGCAGCAGTTTCTGCTTTGAGATTCGTTGGCGCCCGACGATCTTGAACTTCGCGCCGGGCGGAAACAGCACCTCAGCCTCGTTCGCGAACGAGTGCTCGCGCGAGAGGATAGCCCCTGTGCGGTGCTTTCGGATGCGGTACACCACCGAGGGCGTGGGTGCAGCGCCGCCGCTGAAACTCATTGCCACCGCGGGGTTTCGCGACGTCGACAGGAACGCGGGAGACTCAAACGTCTCGGCTTTTGCGAGCGCGTCGAGCGCCTTCTCGTTCTCGAACTTCGCGCCGCGGAACAGCACCATCTCCTCTGGCGCGAGCGGCGCCGCGGCGAGGGCCTCTTTGACGCCTGCGATCGTGTCGGGAATCGCGTCGATCTCGTCTTGCGTGAACTTCTTCGTGAGCGCCTTCGTGTCGCCGCGCATGAAGAGGTTGATCCGCTCGTAGTGGTGCGCCGTGTACCGCTTCAGCGCACGGACGCTGTCCTCTGGGATCGCCGCGAAGGCATCGCGCGTGGAGTCGGCGACGTGCTGCGCGAAGTCCGGGTCGCCGATGCGGTTCTCTGGGTAGTTGCGCCGCACGCGCGTGTGGAGCGTCATCGGGATGCCCTCGACCTCTTCCTTGATGGGTAGCGCCGAGAACGACCGGGCCGTGTCCTTCGGGAGTAGGTCGCCGCTGCGCTTCTTCGTCGCCAGATCATCTTCGCTCGGCGGCGGCGGAGGTCCGTTGAACACAACGCGGCGCGTCGGCTTCCCCGGCTCGACAGCCACGGGGTCGGGCGTTGCGGCTGCGATCGGAGGCTCCGGCGCGGCGGGCGGCGCAGCCTCGGGCGCGGCCGATGCGGGAGTCTCCGTCGCGGCGGCGGGCGTCGGAAGCGGGGGCGGCTTCGGCGGCTCTACGTCGACCGGCGCGGGCGGGAGCGAGGGCGTCGCGGGCTCTGCTGCCGTAGAAGGCAGGGGCGGGGCCTTCTTAGGCTGCGGCACCTTGGCAGCGGGCGCGCGCGGCCGCTTCGGCGGGGCCGCGGGCTTCGCCGTCGCCTTCGGGGCCGCGAACGACGGCGGCGGGATCGTCGAGGCCTTCGGCGGCGGAAGCGCCAGCTCGGGCGTCGAGGGCGGCCCCATCGGCAACGGTTCCGGCTCGATCGCGACGAGCGGCACCTTCGGCGGCGGCGGGATCGCGAACACGGGCGCGGGCTCTGCGGCAGCCACGGCGGGCGGCGGGAGCGTCTTCGCAGCCGACGGCACATCGACAGCGGGTGCGCGCGGCGGGGCCGGTGGTGCGGGTTGGCGCGGTGGCTCTGGCGCGGCAGCGGGGCGCGGCGGGAGCTTGAACGCGCGCGGGGGTGCGGCGGCCGATACGACGGGCGGCGGTGCCTCGGCCACGGGCGCGGCCGTGGGCCGCTGCGGCGGGACCGGCGCGGGCTGCTTCAACGCCAGCGCGTCGAGGTCAATGATCGGGTCCGCGGTGCATCGGCACTGGAAGTCCCGGCCGGCGTGCTCGCGACGCCCGGTGCGCTTGTCGACGATGGGCGGCTCCGCGTAGCTGATGCGTTGGCCGTCGAGCTCGCGGTGCCGCTCGCGCACGCGCTCGTCTTTCGATGTGCGCCACACGTACTCCGTCACGCCGAGGTCTTTGTGGCGGGCCTCGGCGACGTCGCCGTTGAGCGAGAGCACCTGGTCGCGCGCGATGAGGGCCGCCCGGCTCTTCGACGCCCCCGTGGCCTCGCGGATGTCGCGCATGATGTTCTCGACACGCTCTCCGCTCCCGGCCCCCATGAGCACATCACGCACGCGCTCGACGTGAGAGGCGCACAGGCTCTTGATGAGCTTCGTGTTCTCCGCGCGGAACACGCGCGCGAGTTCGTCGAGGTTCGGGTCGCTGGTGAGGTCGATCCCGAGCGACGCCTTGACCTGCCGCGACCACTGCTCGCGCGAGAAGCGGTACACGCTCGCGCCCACGCCCTCGATGGTCGCGATCGTCTTGCGGTCGCCGACGATCTTCTCCGCGAGCCGCCGGAGACGCGCCTCGACGCGCTGCGCGGCGCCGGGCTGCAACGGTGCGTCGCCGTCGGCCGCGTCGACGCGCGCACCCTCGTCGCGCAGGGCCGCGAGCGTCTCGGAGTGCAGCGCGTTGACCACGCCCGAGAGCCGCGACACGTAGCCCGCCATGATCGCGCGGGGCTCCTCGGCGGGGGGCGCAAGACGCGGGGCGCGCCGTCGTGCGGAGGCTGCGACGGTGGCGCGGCGGCGGGCGAGGGTGGAGGCGGGGGGCACCGCGCTACTCCGCGTCGTCGACGGCGTCCATCTGCCTGACGACCTTGCGCGCCCACGCGTAGCCCGCGTCGCCGCCCCAGCCGTGCCACGCCTGCCAGCCGGGGCCTTGCTCGCCCCAGGTGTCGCCGTCCTTGTCGACCTCGTGACGCGCGAAGAACCCGGCCATCTCGCGCACGGTCTCGGGGGAGAGCGTCCGGCCGTTCGACAGGTCGCGCGCTCGGGCGATGCCCACGTCGGTCATGCCGCGCTCGCTCGGCGGCTTCTCGGCGCGCACCTCGAGGGCGCGGGCCGCGGCTTCCTGCGCGCCCTTCGGCGGCGTGAAGTCGATGTGACCGTAGCGCCCTTCGCCGTCGGCCTTCTCGGGCAGCTCGGGCGACACGGGCGCGTCGTCGGCGCCGGTCGGTGCGGGGTCGTCGGGGGTCGCCGTCGCGTCGGCCTCGATCATCGCCTGCCGGTGCTCGAGGTCGATCGAGGTGTCCGTCGAGTAGCCCTCTTTGCGGAAGCGCGAGACGGCCACCTCTTCGGGCGTCAGCACCTGCGCGGTGATGTACGCCGTGTCGATCGTGGCCTGCTTCGCGCGAATGTCGGCCTCTTCGACCGGCGTAGGCTGCCACAGCGACGGGAGCACCACGCGCCAGCCCTCGGGCTCGACGCCGCGCGTGGGGCCCTCGCGGGAGATCAGCACCAGGCGCACAATCCGGTCGAGGCGCGCGCGCAGCACGTGCTCGCGCTCCGACGCGAGGGCGTCGTACCAGTTGCGGATGTCGGAGTCGCCCGTCGCGTTGAGGCCCGCGGGGGCCTGCCCCATGAGCACCGTGACGGGGATCTTCGACACACTCGCCACCATGTTGACCATGCGGTCCATGATGTCGGCGACGCCGCCGAGGGAGCCCGCGTCCGAGCGCGAGTAGTCTTCCCCGTCGGCGTCGAGGAGCATCGCGCGCGCGACCGAGATGCTCTGATTCATGAGCCATAGCCTCTTCTTCACGAGGTCGTCGGAGTCCGACGCCATCATGTCCATGAGGCCCTTCATTTTGATGACGCCCTGCGAGGCCTGCTGCACCAGCTCGCCCGACGCCGCGAATGCGCCGCGGAGCTGCATGACCTCCTGGTAGCAGCGCTGGAGCACTGAGTCGCCCCACCCGTTGAGCGTGAGCCGTCGGCGGCGCGTGGGCGTCGGCCCCTCGAAGCGCACGAGGCGGGTGTGGTGCACCGTGAGGGTCTGCGACCGCGTGCCACCCATGCGGGTGAGCGAGTAGAGCACCGGCTGCCCGAAGCGCGGGGAGTCGAAGTCGCTCTCCCACGTCAGCGGGTAGAGGTCGCGGCGGTCGATGTCGGCGAGCCACAGCACGCGCCGCAACTGCGACTCGTCGAGGGGCTCCTCGGGCGCGCATCCGTCGTCGGCGCCGATGAGCAGCGCCCCGCCGCCGAAGAGGCGCCCCCACGTCCACGCGCGGCGCACGAACTCGACCACGTGGAGATCGTCGATGGCGGCGAGGAGCGCTGTCTCCTGCTCGCTCTCGCCCGTCGAGACGGTGAAGCCCTGCCGCAGCGCGTGCTCGGGGACAGCGTCCACGACGCGAGCGCACACCCCATCGAAATTGTAGAGGTTCTCGAGATCGCCGAGGCCGAGATACTCGCCCTCCATCACGCCGAAGCGCATGGACGCGCGGCCGTTCTGCGCGCCTACGCCGGTGGTCTGGTTGAACCATCCGTCGAAGCGTCGCGCGATGGCGCTCTTGAGTCTGTCGGTGAATGCCACAGGGCGGCTCCGCGGGGCGCGGGCGCCCTCAGCTCAGGGTGTGCGTGTGCGACGGGCCGGTGTGCGTGTGCGAGGCGACGGAGCCCGCGGGCGTCGGGGCGCGCAGGATCTTGTAGCCCTCGGCGGCGGTCGCAGGAGCCTCGCCGTAGACCGTGAGCACCGCGGGGGCGCCGGTCACGGCCGTGTTGCTCACGATGAGGCAGGGCGCCTTGGTGGCGGTGATGAGCCACATCCCGGCGCACTGGTTGAGCGTCATGGTCTGGTTGTCGCTCGTGGTCACAACCTGCCCCGCCGTGGCGTAGCCGGTGCCCGTGAACGCGTCGGCCGTGGCGCTCGTGGCAGCGGTGCCAGTGAACGAGGGCGCCGTCGCGCCCGATGCTCCGGTGCCTGCCGCGTCGGCTGAAGTCGGCGATCCCGGCTCGCCCTTCGATCCACCTCGGGCGCCCATCAGCGCACCTTCGTGATGCGCAGGGTGCCCGTGGCCGACGAGGCGACCATGATGCCGTGCAGCGCGGCGGCCGTGCGCACGAAGAGGGTGTACGTCACCCCGGGGAGCATCGCGAAGCCCGCGATGGCGGCGGCGCCGTTCGTGGGCACCACCGCGGCGGCGCCGAGGCAGCACTGCGCGCCCGCCGTCGAAGACGCCACGAGCGTGATCTGATAGCCGCCGACTGCGAGGTCGATGCTCGAGCTGGCGTCGGTCAGGTTCTTCAGCAGCGACGTGCTCTCGGCCGAGAAGGGCCACGCGTCGAGAATCGTCGGTTCGATGGGGAGCGCCATATGCCCGTGAGGGTGCGTGCGCGCGGGCGAGATGCGCTAGGTAGTGGTGGCACGGTCGCGCGGACGCTCGCACGAGGCGGCAGGCGCGTTGATCTCGCGGCGTCGGCAGTCGCACGCGTCGCCGTCACGCGTGAAGTCGGGCCGCCGAGCGCCGCAGCGGCCACACCGCGCGGATCGCTGCTCCATCGTCTCCATCGTTGTCACCCTTTCTTCGTCTGCGCGTCTACCGCGTCTCTGAGTCGATCTGCATAGAAACCCGTGCCCAGCGCCAGCTCCGAGAACGCATCGGCGCCCGCGTCGACCTTGTCATCCCTGCGCGTGTCCGGGAACGCATGGTGTTGAGAGACGAACGCGGCCGTCCACGGCGCGCGCACGATGCCGAAGTTGCGCGCGCCCACCTGCGACGAGTAGCCGCCCGCGCGCAGCACCTTGTCGCCCGTGACGGGCTTCGTGACGACGCGGTAGCCCGTGAGCTCGCGCGTGTACGTGAGCGCCTGGTCCTTCCCGGCCTGCCCCGGGTCCTGCGGGAGCCGCACCACCACGTCGACGCCGTCGGCCTTCGCCGTGTCGAGGATGAGCTTGTGCACCTCGTGGGGCGGGCCCACGTGCGTGATGCAATCGAGCACCACGTACCGCGGTACGATCGGGAGGCCGTCGGGGCCTTTCGCGCCGCGGTCGCCCTCGAGCACGCCCTCCGTCGGGTCGCCGCCGGCGCCGAGGTCCCACGCGCGCACCTTGCGCTTCACGGGCGGGGCCGCGTCGAAGTAGTGCCACCACGTGCGATGGAAGAGCTTGCCCTCGCCCACGCAGGCGTCCCAGTCGCCGTCGAGCAGCTTCGCCCGCGTGACCGGGTCGAGCGCCATCAACTGCGCGCGGTAGTCGTCGCCCAGGTAGGGGTTGTCGGAGAGCTTGCCGCGGATGTAACTCCTGCTGAGGGCGTACCCCGTG